GAGCTCTCGAAGATAGATGTATCAAAATATTGCAAGGAGAGAGATGGTATTGAATATCTGAATTGGGCGGTATGTATTAAGCTGCTGCATGAAAATGGGGCAGAAAAAGTATATTTTGAACCGATTCCAGATCCGGTTACAGGGTCGAGTTTAAGAATGTCTCAGGCGGAATTTGTAGATAAGAACGGTGTGAAAAATCGATGCTATGAGACTGAAATAAAGGTGGTAGTAGATGAGAATACCTGGATTATGAGATCTCCGGTATTAAATGGGACAAACCCGGTAAAAGATAACTCGATGAATCAGCTTCGAGTATGGAATAGCATGTGTAGATCATTTGTAAAATGCATCGCAATTCACACGGGACTGGGATTTAATCTTTGGGTAGGAGAAGAGGAAGGACCGAATATTCCGACACAGCTGGAAGTACCGGCGAAGCCTACAGAAATCAAAGTGATTCAAAATTTGTGTGCTCAGCATGGAGTTGATGGAGACATGTGGGTAGCAAGCAACGGTAAGAGCTGGGACACATTAACAGGAAAAGAGGCAGCTACCATGCTTGTTGCATTGAAGAAAAGATATGGTGATGACTAATGAACTTTACAGGGATATTTCAAGGGCTGTCTATGAATTATTCTACTGGAAAACAGACAGCAACACTTGAGCTGAATGAAGACGCTAGAGAAGCATTCCAGGACTTAAAAGGCTGTGAGAAATTGGCTATCCAGATAAAGAAATACCGAAAGAAGAGAAGCTTGGATGCGAATGCATATTACTGGGTGCTCGTATCGAAGTTAGGAAAGGTCCTTGATATGGCAAATCCAGAGGTGCATAACATAGCGCTAATCAGATACGGACAACCTTGGATTATTGATGGAAAGTCAGTGTTTACAACGATTCCTGATACGGAAGATGCAGAAAATCAGGTTAGGTATGCCGTGAATTATCATTTACAGCCTACGTCACAAGTAAGAGAAGGTAATGACAATGTTATGTATCGGACATACAGATTACTTCGTGGTAGTCATACGTACAACACAGAGGAAATGGCAAGGCTGATAGGCGGAATGATTACCATGTGTAAGGAAGCAGGCATTCCGGATAGAGAAATTGCAACGCCGGAAGAAAAGAGGCTCTTGAAAGAGAGGTATGGTGTAGATGTCTAAACGATTATGGAGTGTGTTCACAAATGACATGGAGCATTGTTACTTTACCGGAACGCCATATTGCCATAGACACCACATTTTCTATGGACCATACAGGTCGAAATCCGAAGAATATGGTTTCGTAATTCCCATAGCATGCTATTTGCATGAGAACGAAGCAGACAGTGTTCACGGGAATCCCAATCAAGGGTTGGATCTTAAGCTTAAGCAGATGGCTCAGCAATATTTCGAGGAGCATTACGGGACCAGAGAAGAGTTCATTCGGATTTTTGGAAAGAACAGATTGTAACTCATTCACATAGTTTCATGCGGCAAATGTAACTGAAGATAAAATGTTCGGTTTTGCAAATATTGTGTCACGATGCCGGAGATGCCGCATCTCCGGCAGAAAGGAGGAAGTATGACAGCGAGAGAAAAAGCAGAAGATTATTTTCATCGGATATGCGACGGACACAGAAATGCAATACAGCGTCCAGCGGATCCGAGTGTCGATAGAATATTTCGTAATATGATAGAAAAAGCGAATTGTAACGGTGATTGCATTATCAATGTCGGGAAAGGTGTATTTCGACCGATACCGAGTGATCCGGTAGATGAAGCAGCGTTTCACGAATATATAGCCAAAGACTTACATAGGGCGAGAGCGATACAGCTTAAACGATTATGCATGAAGCAGACTTACGATAGTTGGAGCAGATGCTCAGAGGTATCAAAATGAATTCTAACAATAAGGGAAAGAATGGTGAGCGCGAGCTTGCCACAATATTAAGAGAGTATGGGTATGACAGCCGGAGGGGGCAACAATATTGCGGATCAAACGGAGATGCTGATGTAGTAGGACTTCCAGGAGTCCACATCGAATGTAAGAGGGTGGAAAGGCTTAATATCTATGATGCTATCGAGCAATCGAAGAATGATGCTAGAGATGGCGAAAATCCAGTTGTTATGCATCGAAGAAATAGAAAAGAGTGGCTTGTTACAATGCCGCTAGATGATTGGATGAAAATGTATGGAAAGGCATTGCATGATAATTAGAAGAGGTGAAAAGTAATGAGAGACAGCTTTGTATTTTACCGATCATTTGCAGATGCTATCGCAGGACTTCCGCCCGAAGAGTATAAGAAGGTTATGCAAGCCATCATAGGTTACGCATTAGACGGTACTGAACCAGCTACAGGAGGGATTGAGTATACAGTATTTTGCCTGGTGAAACCTCAGATTGATGCAAATAATAAGCGTTACGAGAACGGGAAAAAAGGTGGTAGACCAATAACCAAACAGGAACCAAGCAATAACCAAGATGTAACCAAGAAAAAACCAAACAATAACCAAGATGTAACCAACTCACAACCTAATGTATATGTAAATGTAAATGATAATGATATTAAAAAGAAAGACACTAACGTGTCTAAAGAAAAAGCGTCCCGCTTTAAACCACCCACAGTAACAGAAGTTGAAAATTACTGCAGTGAAAAGGGATATCGCATTGATTGTGAGCGATTTGTTGACTTTTATCGGTCTAAGGACTGGATGGTCGGCAAAAACAAAATGAAAGACTGGCGTGCCGCAGTGAGAAACTGGGCGAGAGGGAATCAGCTGGAATTGACCGCGAAACCCGCGCAAGGAACAAAATTTAATAATTTTACTGGGCGTGGGTATGACATGTATGACCTAGAAAAACGATTTGTTGAAAAGTAGGAGGAGGTAGAAGATGAATAAAAAAGAGGTATTGGAAATTCGTAAGCAGTTCACGCCGGAGAATTGTGCGATTACGAGAATTGCAGGTTGCTATGTTAATCATGATAAAGAAAAGAAGATGGAGAAAACGGAGGCTTTTCTATCCCTCCCGGAAGAACAGGCTTTTAAGTATTTTGACATTTTTAAGAAGACATTATCAGGGAACGTCGGAAAGAATCTCTTGAATCTTGGATATGCAATAGATGCTGCAAGAAATGGAGATCCTGATGGAGAAGCGCACAGGATGTTAATGGAGCTTCGGAAAATCAAGTTAACCGATAGCAATTTGCTTGATGCTATCTATGACAAAATCATTGAATCATATGACTATGACGAAAATTACTACATTGTGCTTATCCATGCAGCCTATGACGTGCCTGGAAAGACATCAGATGGAGTGGAGATGGAAGATGCATCAGATGAGGTATACGACTTCATTCTTTGCAGTATCTGTCCGGTAAAACTCTCGAAAGCCGGACTTTCATTTAATGGCGAGAGTGTCGAGGAAAGAACTCGCGATTGGGTGGTCGATATGCCGGACAAAGGTTTTCTGTTCCCAGCTTTTAATGACAGATCAACAGATATACATAGCTTGCTATATTATACAAAAAAGAGCGCAGAAGTACAGGAGCATCTTGTAAGAGATGTGCTTGGGATTGATGTAGTTGCATCAGCAGACGAGCAGAAAGATGTTTTTGTAAGATTTCTGGAAGATGTACTTGGCGAAAACATTGATTTCGATACGGTAAAAGATATCTATGAAGGCATCAATGAAGCAATGATTGAACATGAGTATGATCCAGAACCGTACAAAATGGACAAGAACGGTTTGAGAAAGATTCTGGAAAATTGTAATGCTGCAGAAGGTGATGCATTCGATGAGGCTTATAGAGAAAATATAGGCAACATGGAAATCATGGCATCAAATATCTGCAGCGGTAAAAATATTTCAATTCAGCTTGCAGACGGAAAAATGATTATTGCTACAGATGCCATCGGTGATGTGACAACGACGGTGATTGGCGGAAGAAAGTATATTGCTGTTCCGGCAGAATATGTGGAAGTTAACGGGATAATGGCGAAAGTGTAGGTAATGTATATGAATAGTAAACAAGCAGCAAAGATTTTAAAAGAAGAAAAGGCGTGGGAAAGCAGTGAGAGGAAGAGAGAAGCATTTGCTCTTGGGATAGACGCGCTTGAGTCAGTGGAAGCGTTGAAAAA